ATCTGCGGCAACTTTCGCTTGGCCCTGTGGCCGTGCGCGAAGCCCAGCAGATTCCGCCCGTGCGTAAGGTACTGCCGCCCGGTGAAATCCTCTTTCACGCGCACGGACTTTGAGTTGCGGAACCGTTCCAGCAGGATGCGCTGGAAAGTCCACGTCAGCACTTCGTCATGGTTGCCGTTGACGATCACGACATCTGTAGGCGCCGTCGCGGCGGACCGCTCAACGATCGACAGCAACGTGTCGCAGCCCACTTGGATCATTTTCTGCAGCCGGCCGTCACGCTCAAGCGGTGTACCACTTGTGGTACTTCCATCGGGCCGATCGTAGTGGAACAGATCACCAAGAAACGCGATCGTGCGGCGGGCCGGCCTTGCAGCGTTGCCAACGTCCAGCAGCTGCTGACCGGCCGCGGCAACCAGTTGTTCCGCGAGACTCAAATCGTAGTCATCGCCGCCGGTCGTGCGCCCCCAGGCGTATTTGCCGAAGTGCGTGTCTGCCACCACCAGCACTTGCCACAACCCGCCTTTGGGTGCCTTGACAGTTTTGGTCAAGGGCCGCCGGATGTCCCGTTTTGCAGCGGCAATCATCGCCGCCACGCACTCCAGCGTTGTCGGGCCGCCCCGTGGCTTGAGCCGCACGAATACACGGTGCAACTCGATGCTTCCGCCTTCGCCGTCGCCGCACTCCCATTTGGTCGCTTCACTAGCGGCGATCTCAAACAGGGCCATGTCGGCTTCAATGTGCCGCAGCAGATCGTCCACCGTCTTGATGCGGCGGCTGGTGCTGCGGGCTTCGAGCGTGTCGCCAGATTGCGACTGCGTCACCTGTTCCGCATCAGCGGCAGGCTTCGGCGCTGGCAACTTAGCCGCAACGCTGTCTATGAGGGCCTTGCGTTCAGCCATGCGATGACGCCTTGTATGCCGGAGGTTTCCCAGCCACGTTCTTTGGCAGCCTCAATAATTGCGAAGCAATAGGCACGTTTCTGATGAATCGCCGGATTGAAGGCGTTGCGCACGATCTCCAACTCCGATTGGGCATCTGGGGGCAGGCGATCAAACCACGTGCGAAAGCCGGGCCTGCCATGCGCCGCACGAGACATCACGTCATCCAGCAGGCTCATCAGTCCTCCTGGTCGTCAGGCCGGCGGAAGCCTTCGGCGTCAATCACGCCCGAAAGCGTCTCGGCAAACTCTGCCACAGCGTCTTCGTGCAGATCCGGCCACCGGGCGTGAATCAGTTCGTGAATCAGCGTATCAAGCAGGTCAACGCCAACCAGCTTGTCGGCAATGCGGATAGTTTTGGTCGTGTAGTTGCACTGCCCGTCATCGTGACGCAGCCGCACGCGCTCAATCTTCCAGCGTTGATCGCCCACGTATACGGTGCGTCGCTTCCGTGCCATGTGCCGGCTAGCTCCGCTTTAGTTTGACGCTGTACGCACCATCCACGCCACCAAGCGGCATCGTGATTTCATCGCCGTTGGCTAGTGCCACTTCTTGGTCAGGCGTCAGCGTGTGGGTGTAGGCGTAATCGCTGAGTACCCGTTCAGTTAGCGTTCGAGTGGCAAGAGACTGGTCTTTCTCGCAATACATCAGCCACCGAAACGGCTGCACTTTCCATGTGTTGGCTACAGCATCCAACGCAATTCTGTTGTCCATAAGCCAGTCCATGGCTTCAGAGAACGTCACGTTTTCCTGCAGTGTGACGTTTGGCCAGCCATCTATTTCGCCCATCACTCGCACGTGATCCGAAGGCTTGACGCTGAAATCCTCGTATTCCGTTTCGGCTTTGATGCACGCACGAAATGACAGCGTCAACACAAGCGGACCAAGCGTCGTCGTCTTGAGCGCCGGAAAGGTCTTCGCCTGCCGGCATACGGACAGCATTGCTTGGACGCCTTCAAGCGAATACGTTGCAGACTTCACGCTGCGAATGCGCCGCTGCAGTTCCGTTTCTCCAAACGGGAACGGGCCACCAACCAGCAATTCCTCTTTGGTAAACCGCAGCCCGTCTTTCGCCTGTTCTTCGGTCGTCTCTGAATCACCAAACGTTTTTTCCGCGCTGTCGAAGTGCAGCCGAAAATACGGGCTCTCATCCAGCCAGTGGTTGGATTCCGTGAATGTGTCGCCGGATAGAAAGAATGCGTTTCTAGTCGCCGCAGGAACGGCTTCCACTTCCGCGCCGCCACCACTATTGACGCAGGCCCACACGTTCTGCGACAGCGTAGCTGCTTGAAAGGTGGTAACCAACTTGATATCGGGCGGCGGCGGCTCGCTGTCTAGGCACATGATGCGCGGAAACAGGTCGCGCGCAACGTGGTTGAAGTCGCCAGGTGCAGGACCAGTCCACGCCGGTATTGCGTTGGTGTTGTCAAGCGGCCCGCCAGGGAACAAAACTTTTCCTTGGAAGTACGCCCCGCCAACGTCGTCCGGCGGTTGTATTTCGTTTCCGTCTTCATCCAGCAGCACAATTCGAGCCGTGACTTCCGTGATTTCTGTCGCGCAGACGATTGCTGAACTGTGCCACTGCGCCTCGCTCGGCCCGGCGCACTGTGACACCAGCGCTGGCGGGCTGGGATCAATCGTCGTGCCGAGGCCCCAGTAGGAAAATGGCCCTGTCGCTCCGGCGACAGGAACCCGAGGCACAAAGCCTTCGTAGTTCACGGCCGTGGCGACCAATCCAAAGTCGATAAAATCCTGCTGCGGCTGCACAGGAGGCAAAGCGGTTGCCCCTAAAAAATTGAACGGCCCAGGCGAAGACTCTGCCGCAATCCCAATATCACCGCTTGACGAAATTGCCAAGTCGTTCTGCTGCATATTGATTGACGAACTTGCGCCGATGCTTGCGGCACGCCCAACAACGAATCCGCGCAGCACGGAACTGGTGTCAATCATGCGGGGCCAGCCGCCAGTGTCCGCCATAAGCCAGCTGGCTCTGGCCGCAATCACAGACGGCTCTGGGTCATATGGATTGCCGTTCCAGTCCAGCGGGTTGCCGGCTATCTCAACGTATGAAATCGCAAAAGTGGCTGGATTGACGGAAACCGAATAACGTCTGTTGTCGTTGTCGGAAATAAAGACTAATCGGAACAGTTCCGCCATCCGCTGCGGATCTGTTGGAAAGTCGTCTTTCGTTGGATAGTGAACCTCTGGGAATACGTCAGCCGTCATCACGTTGCCGGATGGGTCATATTCAAGCATTAGGAACGTGGCCGAATTCTGAACTCCTGCTGGAATGTTGATACGCCAGTTGCGCGTCGTTGCGTCAACTTGCTCTATCGTGCATCCGCCAACTGGCACGCCGTTGGCCCGCAGCGTTACCTGCGAAGCGTCCACGGTGCTGGCGTCCACCGGACGATCAAATGTCAGCTTAAGCGACGTGATTTGTTCTGACTGCAACCGTGCGCGGTAATACTCGCGCGTCAACAGGCCAGGCTGCTCAATTGCTGGGACGGCGCCGTAGTAGGAGTGCCCGCCAACCTGACTTTCCGGCCGGTGGTTTGCGTGCTTGGCATGGACCGTCCATGACTGCGAAAACGATTGGTCTGGATTGTTGCCGGAAAAATCATGGCACTGGGAAACAGAAAACGCTTGGAGCGTGTAAGTGCCGGGCGTTGCGCCAAGAGTAGTGGCGTTGACGCCATCCTGCTTCAAGAAGTTATTGACGCCGTCAAAAAACAATGGCCTAGGCAAAAAGCCGTCGGCTGATTCTTCGTCTGGGCAGTTTGGAGCCGCCAGCGGTTTTGTGGACGTAAGGACGCTATTAGGAACGACGCCGAGAGCAAAGATGTCATCCAAGGGAGCAAATCCGACGACAGGCTTTTTCCTGTCAATGACGAAGCTAAAAAAATCCTTGTTTGTCGGAATTGCAGTGCTTGGATAACCGTAAGAACCAGTCGGCGTGACTGTTACCAAGTACGATCCCTCGCCGCTGGTCGCGTCAAACAGTTGCTGCCTGGTCGGTGCTTGGGTTGGCGGTAGCGTCTCAACGCCATTGCACGAAAGCGAATAAAGCATTCCCGATCCGGCGTCTTGGTAGGCAGTGTTTCCACGGTCAATGCCTACCAATCGCCCCTTGATGTACGGGCTGACGGTTCCTGTTGGTCCGGTTACGTCGTAGTCAATGTGCGTCTGCCGAGCCCAGTTCAAATGCGTCGGACGAAACACAGCCGCCGTCCAGAACCCAGACGTTGGCAGTGCCTCGTCTGTTGGCTGACCGCTGCAGACAAACGACAGCGACGCTGGATACGGCCACGCTGGGCGCGGTCCGCCGCCTTCCGGCAACAACAGCCTTTGTTCCCCATTGAATTCAAGCGTGTGGGAAATCGTGTAGCCAGACGTGATCGGTGGCGATTGGTCAGCGCCACCAAGTTGCTGCTGCTGCAGGTTCCATTTGGCTTGATCAGTGCCAGGGAACACCTCTCGCCAGCACAGCAAATCCTTCAATCCATCAAGCGGCCTTTCCGTGAATTCCTCCAGCGATGTTCCATCGCTGGAAACAACACTGGCAGACATATCAAGGACTGACGGCAAGGTGACGGCTGGCGTAAACGTGCGTGACTGGATTTGCTGGCCAATAACCGCTGACGCTGTGAACGGCGGGTCGCCATTGTCGCTCTTGTCAACGTAGACGGCATTGCTGACAGAGGCATCTAGTTGATTAAGCGTCAGCGAGTAGGACAGCGCCAGCGACACGCCGTAGAGCGACGCCGTAACGGAACCAGATTTCGGGAGTGCCGATAGTGTTTCGTTGTCTGGGTAATCAATCGTCCACACGCTCGGAAACAGAAACGTTCCCAGCGATAGGCCAGGCCCGTCCAGTTTCGTGAACGTGACTGAAGACCCTGACAGCCAGCGGCCGTCAACAAAAGAATCCCAGCCGGGCTGGCCCTGCATTTCAATAGGGCCGTGGCCGTCAACAACGTTGTGGAGTGAGCCCCCAGCGTCAGCCCACGTCACCAGTTTTGTTGTGGTGAAGTCTAGGTTTTGATCGCTGCCGTTGAGCCAAACAGGCCCGCCAAATCCACGAGTGAGCGGAAGCCCGGCGCATACGCAGCACGTGCAAGTCACATAACACCAGCGGCGAACTTGTCGTCACCCACACCCTGCGACCACACAAGCCGCAATGGGCCGCACGCCGTGCTGATCAGCTGCGTTACGTCGTTGTTCCTTGAGCGTGCGTATTTGTGGCCAGCAGTGACAACCTTAACTTTGCAGGCAAATCTTCCGCCGATCGCACATTGCCCGATCTTGCCAACTTCAATCGGCTCCATGGCAACCGCGAACGGCGACAGTCCGTCAGGCATCAATCCGGTTAGCACCATGTTCTGCCCGAACTGCGACGGCTTCTCTGGATCACCCAGAACGATTGGCGATCCAATACGCAGGACGCCAAATTGCGGCACGACAATGCCAGCGTCGTTCCGTAGGAGGATGATGTTCGCCGCTCGAGCACCAGGCGTGCTGTCCCCCGCATCAAAGCCAGTGACAGACCCAAGCACAACGTCGGCGGCATCCTGCGCCCGGTTCCACGCCCGTGCAGACACGGCCGAGGACAGACGCTGGCCCTTTTCGATTCGGTAGTTGTCGCCTGCCATTAGGTCGTGCCAATGCCTAGGTCGGAGAAATTGGCTTCCCGATAGATTTTGTTGACGTAGACGGCCTTTGGATGCTGCAGCAACGCATTGCTATCTACCTTAGATTCATAGCGAACCCACAAGTATTCGTGGCCGTTCTTTGTTATGCCGCTGATGTTTCCAATCGTTATGGCTGGCATCGTCTGCCCTGCGCCAGCGTTTGGTGAAGCCACGAATTTGAACGATAACGACCACGGGCCATGCCCCTTTTCCTCATCCCATTCATGCGAGCCGCTGCAGCCCATAAACAGTACTTCGCCTATTGCGAATGTGCGGAACGCAGCGTTGTTCACGGTGCCGGTGAGGCCGGCAACAGTCTTGATGTATGCAGACGTGACGTACGCATGTGGAACGTCATAGTTTTCCGTCCACGTCAACTGCGGAACGACAATATCCACGCCGGCAACGCTGGAATCGTCAACGCCGATGGCGCCAGACATGTTGGTTGCGCCAGACGGAAAACGCTTTTCAAAGTCTAGAGTCGCACCGGCACCGATCGCTTGGCACTGCGTGATGTGCTGCGTTCCGCCGGAAGTGTCAAACGATCTCGACCGCTTGAGAGGATCTTTCTGGGTGTCATCGTCCGCCCCCATCTTTTCGTACTGAATCGTTACCTGCCACGCCTCGTCGCCTAGGTACGAAACGGAATAGCTTTCGGCTCGCAGGTTGACGCTGGTGCCTGGATATTGCCAGTACGGCAGCAGCGTTGAAATCCGCTGGTTGCAGTCGGCGTGCAACACAACGTCATCGGTGGTGCCGAAGACTTTGTAGCTACGCTGCATCGTCGCCGTGGACTTCTTGCCAAGGCGATAAATGGTTGCGGATCGGCTGTCGCCGTCTTCAACCCACGTCAGTGACATTACTCAGCGGCCCGCGGGCCGCCCTCCGCTGCGATTTGTTCCGTAGCTGCCGCCGTGCGTTCCGCAGCCTTGAGCGTCCGCTCCGCAAGGCTGCTACCAAAGCCCATGCCGCCAAGGGCCATGGACGAGAACGTGCCGGCCACTTCCGATTTGCTTCTGGCGGCATCTTGGCCAGCTGCATCAGCACCGGCCTGCGCCGAAGACTGCGCCGAAGCCGATTGAGCATTGACAAGGTTTTTCGTGATCCGCTCTTGGGCATCATCAAGTGCCGCTTCAATTGTGCTGGACTGTACGGAAGACAACCGACCATTGGCGGATAGTGCGTCAAACTCACCATAGAGGTCGCGCAGCTGATCAATGGATGAAGCGCCCTCGATGTCCGACAGCAGGCGCGCAAACTGATCGTTTCGTGCGCGTGCCTCACGCTTGCCTTTTCCTTTGCCGGCTA